ATTCTTGATGTTAATAAGAAGAATTGGAAATGGCATGACAAAATTCTCTTAACAGATAAGTTTGGCAGCTATTACTTTGTTCATAATATGAATAAGGACCCAATGAAATCTTCTATGTCTATTGGTACAAATTTAATTCAGGGCCATTTCCACACAGATTTTCAGATTAAGTATTGGTCTTCCCCAGAAGCATTACGATTTGGAATGACAGTTGGCTGTTTAATTGATAAAGATTCTCTTGCATTTGCTTATTCAAGAGTAAATATCCGAAGACCTATCCTTGGTTGTGCTGTTATAGAGGACGGCATACCGCAGCTAATCCCTATGGTACTTGAAAAGGGAAATAGATGGACGGGCAAAATATGAAAACAAAAGACCCATTAGTTCAAAAAGTAATTGAAAGAATTGCTAAACGATCTGATGCAGGAATTAAAAAATTTGGCTGCACTATGTTAGAGTCAAAGAAACCTACGATTGCCTGGATTAATGATACCCAGGAAGAACTTGCTGATGCAATTATGTATCTTGAAAGATTTAAATATATTTTAGAAGAAGAAGAAAACGAATTTGAAAAAATTGGAGGAACAGATTGATTGAAGAATTAAAAAAAAGAATTAAAGAACACGAAGGTTACAGAAATAAAATTTATAAAGACCATCTTGGACATGCAACCATCGGATATGGGCATTTATGTGATGCAGGGGACCCATACGAAGAGGGTGTAGAATATTCAAAAGAAGAATTAAATGAAGTTTTTAATCGTGATTTTAGTGATGCTATGGATTTAGCAAAAACTTTTATTTATTCCCCAGACGACCACCCTGAAGAAGTTTTTGGTGTTTGTATTGAGATGGCCTTTCAACTTGGATCAAGATTATTTAAATTTAAAAAATTTAGAGAAGCTCTTGAAAAGAAACAATACGATATATGTTGCAAGGAGATGAAAGATAGTCTTTGGGCTGAACAAACTCCTGGCAGATGTGATAGTTTAATTAAAATTATAGGAAAACATAAATGATTAATTTACTTTTAGGACCTGTTGCTAGTATTGTTAAAGATGCAGTAGGCGGTTATGTTGAAACAAAAAAAGCTAAATCCGTTCAAAAGCTAACAGAAATAAAAGCTAAAACTTCGTTGATGGAAAAACAAATTTCTGGCGAAATAAAGTATGATATAGAAGCAATTAAAGGTGGGAAAGAAAGTCTTAAAGACGAATGGTTAGTTTTTCTTTTTTCAATTCCATTAATTTTAGCTTTTATTCCTGGTTGTGAAGTCATTGTAGAACGTGGCTTTTTAGCTTTGGATAATTGCCCTACGTGGTACAAAGCTGCTGTCAGCGCTATGATAGCTTCAGTTTTTGGATTACGTGGAGCAAAGCAATTTATGGGTAAAAAATAGGAGGTACTATGAATTTACTTAAAGACCTATGGGAACATGTTAAAGAGTGGTCTCAATGGAAGATGAAAGATTGGATTAAAGCGGCTATTGTAGCCATTGTAGTTATTTGGGTAATTAGTTCAATGACTGGCGGGGCAGCTTAAATGTCAACTAAAGGAGATACGTTTAGTGAAATATCTAAACGTTCTCCTAACTTATTAATTAAAAAAATAGAAAAGAAAAAACATTCCGTAATTTCATTATGGGATCAAACAAATAAATTAGCAAAAGAAGAAGATAAAACTACTGTTATCACTTTATGTCAAAAACATAGACCTGGATTTTGGATTGTTTGCCATGAAGATGATTTAGATGATGTAATTAAAGAGAGGAAATAATGCCTTTTCAATCTAAAAAACAAGAAAAATTTATGTGGGCCAATAAACCTAAAATTGCAAAACAATGGGCGAATAAATCTGGTTCACGAAAACCGAAGAGAAGAATTAGAAAACCAAAAAAGATAACGTGAAAAAAACAAAACTTCCTTCAAAGGTTACTATTGGAGCTTTTGAAGTAGAATTAATTTGTATTCCTCACGACATTAGTTATGAAGTTTCAGAAGCCCAAGGAGCTTTCGTAGGAAAACCACCTTACAAAATTTATCTTGATGAAAATATAATTGATAATGGCGGTAAAGATGCTGTCAATGTGGTCATACATGAAATGTTGCATGTAGGATATTATCAATATTTATTAAAGGATAAAGAAGAAGAATCTATAGTTAATGCTTACGGAAACTTTATTACTGAATTGCTATCCCGTTCCGAATTAAAAAATTGGATAAAGGATAATATATGAATGAGTGGCACCCCTTACGATTTGATAAAGACTTTATAGCAACAGAATTAACTAATACTCGAAAAGCATACGGAGAGTCTAAAGCTGCCTATGATAGTTTAGAACGTCAGAAAAAAAGATTAGAAGCAAAATTATATCTTCAGTACAGACAAGAAGAAAAATGTACTGTTGAAGATGCAAAAATGAAAGCTCGTAATGATAAAGAATACGAGGACATGGATAAGTTATTAGATGATGCAGAATTATCTACAGAACGAAATTATGCTGATTACGAAGGATTACGTTTAAAGTGTCAGTTATTGATACAAGAGAACAGTACGCAGAAACAAGAAATGAAACTCAATTAGTGTTGTACTTTTTGATGTACTTTTATTTTATAGTTTTTTATAATAATTAATAAATATGAAAACCATTACAAACCATTACATATAAGAAAACCCCAGAAACTAAACACTTCTGGGGTCTTTTTTTATTTGTAAAAAGGTGTACACTATCTTTGGGACCAGGGGGTCGAAGGTTCAAATCCTTTCTCCCCGACCATGTTTTCTGTCATTTTTTTTATTTACTTTTTTAACAGAATGACTTTGATGTACTATTTGATGTACTCTTTTCCCAATTTTTTTTAGACTTTCTGTTCTAACAATCAAATCGGTCTGGTCATATATTCTACTTGTTTCAATATCAGAGTGGCCATAAGTTTTCATTACATGTTCTGCATTACCAATTAAGTGTGCAGTAGTATGTCTTGTATCATGTTCTCTATATGTTTTACTTGTTCCACCCTCTCTTTGTGCCGTTTTATAGGACCTACGAATACTTTTAAAAGGTTTTCCTTTATACAAAAACACCGAACCAGGTTTAGTTAAGTTTAAACATTTTAATCGTGCCTGGTAGTCTTCCTCACTTTCACTAAAATATAATTTTTTTCCTTTTAATAAATTTTCCATTTCATGTGTAATAGGTAAAATATATTCTTGATTACCTTTTTGTTTAAAGACAATTTGCATTTTATCCCAATCAATCATTTCTGTTGTTAATTGCATAGAATTAAATTTTCTTAAACCAGAAACAAGTCTCCAATAAATAACATTTTTTGCATGAGGTTTAGCTGCTGCATACATGATAAGAATATCTTTATCCGACATTGATCTATCTATTGGTTTTTCTTTCTTTGACATAAATTGGGTCCAATTCGGCTCTTCGCATAAAAAATATTTTTTTCTAATTTTTACACGTTTATATGCTTGTCGTAAGAAACCAATTTCTAAATTAATAGTTCTAGGTTTAACTCCATCATCTTGTCTTTTATTCTTATATGTTTCAATTATATCATCTAATATAATTTCATTCATATAGGTATTTTCGCCAATGAAATTTACCCAATAATCAACTAAACGTAAAAAATCTTTTTTTGTATTATCTGGGTGTTGATTGTGTTTCCAATTATTATGTACTGATTGTTGGTACAACCCAAACATCTCAATACATGTAATTTTTATTTTACTATTACCAGGAATATTAATATTTTTTCTTAATTCTTCTGCCCATTTTCTACGGATTTTTTTAGCTTCCGACTTTTTAATTGTTCCTGTAGATTTTGAGTGTATTTTTCCTTTAATTCTGGTAAGCATGTACCAATAGGGCGACCCTTGACGTTGATAGATTCCGTCCATTTTACTCCTTCTTTCAGTTCTTCAATATGTTGAGGATTAAACCGATAATCCCTTCCATGTTTCGTATATTCTATTATGCCGCTTTTCATTCTTTTAATCAATGTTGGTCTTGAAATATTTAACTGCCAACAAACTTCCGTAACTTTTAATAAAGGTTTACTCATATAAGTTTTTCCTGTCTTGGGTCTTCTGTTAAAGGTTTAAAGGTAATATCAACTAATCTATAAGACCCTTTATATTGAGATTGAAATTCCCTCACACCAGGTTTTAATGTTTTTAATTCCTCTGGTTTTAATTCCATTGTTTTATCATTATGAATAACTTTTAAACCACCTTGTCTAATGGCTTGTTCTATTTCATAATCTCTTACAGAAAGATATTTACCTTGCCATAATTTTTTTACAATTTTATTTTTCATCTAAATTCTTTCCAATAACAAAAACCATAAAAGCTATAAACATTAATACTAATAAAATTAATCCATTAATCAGTAGGAGTATCATCAACTTTTTCCTCTGGCATAAACTGTTGTAGTTCTGGTTTATCTTTATTAAACCATTCAGTAACAGGCACAAAATCTGTATCACTTTGATGGAATAAATTTAATAATTTATCGAAAGTAGTTTTACTAAATACTTCTTCTGATATATTTTCTAAAGTTTCTTCGCTATAAGTTCGGCAAACAATAACGTCTTCTTTTACTTTACTAGATATTACGTTGCCATAATATGTTTTAGCGATTGACTCGGCTAAAGTTTGTCTAATTCTTTGTGTGTAAATTCTCATATTCTTTCCAATAATATTTTGCTATGTCGTGAGGATTTTTCTTTTTGAGGGACCAATATCTTTTCTCTCCTTTCTGATGTAGGTCGAACAAATGACAACTTTCGCATAGTGGGATCAAATTTCCATTGTCTTTTACTTTCTGTCCCTTTCCTCTCTTGTCTTTGTACTTCTCCTGTATAGTTATATGGTGTGCGTGTATTTGGAACCATGGA